GAGAACTTGCTGAACAGGCCAGCACACATGCCGAAGAAACTGTTCACTATTACATGGGACAATTTGATGGGCTAACGTGGGAAGCAAAGATACTAAAAGCACGAGACCTAAAGTTCGCCGAGTTGATTGTGCGTGAATGTGCCGCACAAGTTGATTGGATACTTGCTGAAGGTGGCAAGACACAAGGCGATATGCTCAAAGAACATTTCGGAGTTGAAGAATGAAAACGTTTCAAGCTGCCCAATTCAAACAAGAAGTTGAACAGTTACAATACGATGTTGCTGTAAAGGAATTGTTTGGCAATGATGTTATATTAACTTATGAGTTTGGGTATTCTCCACATTTTAAGCCCGAGACCTGGTCCGGACCCTGGCCCTATACCCCGCGTTTACTACAGATGTTAAGAAGATTTAGTATGATACCATTATGGTACTTACAATTTCTTGTTGATGCATCTCCATCTTGCATAGTTGATCTTGGATGCGGTGCAAATTTTTTTAAACCAGTGATTGCAAAATTGCACGGAATTCCGGTGCATGGCATTGATCCAACTCCTAATAATACAGCTGCAGACGAGTTATGTAATTATTCTGGTTCTGACTTTAGTAGAGGACACCCCAATGCATATGAAAGTGTATTTTCAATTAACGCCCTTCACTTTGTGCCCTTAAGTGAGTTGACAACTGTGATTAATAACTTTTATAATATTGTTGCGCCCAATGGTCGTGGGTTTTTAACATTAAATTCTGCCCGCATGGTCGAACAAGCCAATCATGATTGGCTACTAGACAAATTTAATAACATTGAGCCAACCCCGTTGCAAATTCAAGAGTATGTGTGTGATCAATTGTCTACTCTTAACATTGATTTTTTAGTGATTGATTTGCTGATTGACAAGTTTAGTGACGAGGGCATGGATGGAAACATTAGGATGGTATTTAAAAAATGAATATAGTAGTCACCGGTGCCGCAGGTTATATTGGCGGTGAAATTGCTGAAAATAAAGAGAGGGTCGCTTTCCTCTTAGAGGAAGGAGAGTATCTAGATGCCGACGGATATCCCGTAGACGCAGCACTAGAAATTATCGAGAAGTGGCACTGGGATGATATTCCCGGATGGTTTAAGTTTATCGAGGATATTTGGTATCTACATACATGGGGCTGGGCTACTAAGTTGGAGCAACATGATTACGTAACGGATAAGCAAGTCCGCCGTTATCATATATCCACTGCAGGATGGTCCGGGAATGAAAGCATCATTACTGCAATGCAAACGAATTTTATGCTTTGGAGCCTTACATGGGTTCAGAGTCGCCGGGGTGGACACTATATTTTTGAATTAAAAGAGTTTGAAGAATGACCAATCCTTAAGGTTGACATTAAATGTGGCTTGTGATATAATAGACTCTTAAACAGTTAATTAAAGGAGTTAGTATATGATGGCAGCATCCGGTTACAAAACAAAGAAGGATCTCAAAAACTCAGTAGGGAAACCACTGCGGTTCAATGAAACTTCAATGTTTGGTCCTGAATATCGGTCAACCGGCAAGTTCTGTGTCGTTGGTCCTAGTGCCTATGAACGCAAATGGTTTGCTGAAGTGACCATGCAAGATAATGTGATCGTTAAAGTGGCATAGGTTGACATTAAATGGTTTTGGGTGTATAATACATACTTAATCACTTGAAAGGTACTTATGAAAATGTCTCTAGTTGAAATCAATACTTTGATTGCACAAGATAACACTGTTTTTTCTAAAATGCCAACAAGCGAGGGCCAAGTGTCTCGCATTGTGTTTGAGAAAAACTTTCAGGGCCTGCATATCCCAGTACTGACTAAAGCACCCTATTTCGGGCCTGCTAACATCAGTTGCGGGACTACAAAATTGTTTGTAGTGAAAACTGGTGAAAAGTCTTACGACATTCACAATAGCAAAACTGCATTCTTGCGTACACAAAAGTAAAACAGCATACACCCAATACTTGACAATAAATGGTATTGGGTGTATAATACAATCTTATTTAGTTAATAAAGGAATCAAAATGATTACTACTCTCGCACAATTCATTCAGCAATGTGAAGTGTCCACAAACTATGAAATTTACAAATTGTTTGAATTCAAAACTTCCGAGGAAGTTCGTAACGATGTTTATATGTGGGCCGACCCCAAAAGCCCAGAGCCCTTTCGTAGTGCTATGTACAATCTAGGGTTTACAAACTATTGACATTAAATGGGTTTTATGATATAATACAATCTTGTTCAACTAATTAAAAGAGTTTTTATATGTCTACTATTCGTATTCGTTCAGGTAAATATCGTGGCGAAGAAATTATTGATCAAGAATTTAAGCTAGTTAAAGGATTTCAAACAGGTAAAAAAGGTAACTTTGTAACTGTTGAAAATAACGGCATGCCGTTATTAACTATCGGTAAATGCAAGGCCGGTAAACAGCTAAAGATTCTGATTACTGATATACATCAAATTGAATTTAGTGAAGGAATTCCTATAGTGTCCGATATCTCAGTTAAAACACCTGTCCCGGTAACTTCAGAAACAGATGACGTTGCCATGGATCGTATTGCAACACGATTTGCGATTCTTGATGAAATGTCAGCAGCTTGTGTTAATGGTAAAATCCGCGCAATGATTGTGTCAGGCCCACCCGGGGTTGGTAAATCATATGGGGTTGAGACACAAATGCAGAAGGCAACATTGTTTGATAATATAGTCGGTAACAGGATTCGGTATGAAGTTGTTAAAGGTGCTATGACAGCTTTGGGATTGTATTCTCAACTTTATAAATTTTCTGACTGTAAAAATGTCTTGGTCTTTGATGATTGCGATTCTGTATTTTCGGATGAGTTGTCATTGAATATATTGAAAGCCGCATTGGATTCAGGTAAACGGCGCAAAATCTGCTGGAATTCTGATTCTAGTTTGCTACGCCGTGAAGGGATTCCGGATAGTTTTGATTTTAATGGCTCGGCAATTTTCATTACTAATTTGAAATTTTCAAATGTTAAATCTAAAAAACTTCAGGATCATTTGGAAGCATTGCAATCTAGATGTCACTTTTTGGATTTGACTATTGATAATCAACGTGATAAAATGTTGCGTATTAAACAGGTCCATCGTGATGCTGACGGCGGCCTATTCAAAGATTATGAGTTTGATTCTAATGAATCTCAAGTTATCATTGATTTTATGTTTGAAAATCAAACTAAACTACGTGAAATCAGTATGCGGATGTGCTTGAAAATTGCTGATTTAGTAAAAATTAGTCCTGATAATTGGCGCAATCTAGCCGTTAACACTTGTATGAAAGAATAATAGTTGCTGTCACGCCTTAAAGGGGAACTTAGGTTCCCCTTTTTGCCATTATCATTGTCTTATTGTTATAAATATAGTATACTTTGTAAAATGAAGAAATGTAAAATTGTTGTTGCGGATGAGGTAAATGTTAAAATCATTGGATTGGAATTATCTGAACGCAAAACTTTAATGAAAATGTTTGAACATGAAATCCCGGGCGCTAGGTATTTGCCAAGTGTCCGATTAGGTAGATGGAATGGAAAAGTAAGTTACTTCAGCTTAGGCGGAAGTACTTATGTTAATTTATTAGAAGAAATTATTCCCGTTATAGATAATGCTGGATATGACATAGAGTTAGAAGATACTAGAGAATACTCTACTAACTTTACATTCAATTCAATATCAGATAATACATTTGAACATAAAAATTGGCCTGCAGGGCATCCTGTTGCAGGTACACCAATCATTTTACGAGATTATCAAATTACCCTAATTAATAATTTCTTAAGCAACCCGCAATGTTTGCAAGAAATTGCCACTGGATCAGGCAAAACTATTATGACGGCCGTACTAAGTTATAGTGTTGAACAATATGGACGCAGTATTATAATTGTACCCAATGTATCTTTAGTCACACAAACTGAAAAAGATTATATTAATTTGGGACTTGATGTAGGAGTATATTATGGTGGTAGAAAAGAAATCGGACATAAACATACTATTTGTACCTGGCAAAGTTTAAATATCTTGTTGAAAAATACAAAAGCCGGTACTTCAGAACTTACTATTAATGAATTTTTAGAAAATGTTGTATGTGTTATTGTAGATGAAGTACATCAAGCAAAAGCTGAGGCCCTAAAAACATTGTTAACTGGCGCAATGAGTCAGATTCCTATTAGGTGGGGGTTAACAGGAACTATCCCAAAAGCAAAGTTTGAAAGTCAAGCATTGTTTGTAAGTTTAGGTCCGGTTATTAACAAATTATCCGCAAGTACATTACAAGAAAAAGGAGTGCTTGCTAAATGTCATGTGAATATTATTCAGTTACAAGATAAGGTAGAATTTTCTAATTATCAAAGCGAGTTAAAACATTTACTTGAAGATGCTACACGATTAGATGTTATTGCCCACAGAATACATTCCTTAAAGGTAACAGGAAATACATTAGTTCTCGTTGATAGAGTAAATGCAGGTAAAGAATTGGTTAATAGAATCCCGGACGCGGTATTCATAAGCGGAGATACAAAAGCTCAAATTAGACAAGACGAATACGATAAGGTATCAATCAACTCTGGATTGGTATTGGTGGCAACATATGGTGTTGCTGCGGTTGGAATTAATATTCCTAGAATTTTTAATGTTGTATTAATTGAACCGGGTAAAAGTTTTGTTAGAGTTATTCAATCAATTGGTCGTGGAATTAGAAAAGCAGAAGATAAAGATTTTGTAAATATTTGGGATATAACATCTAGTTGTAAGTTTGCTAAACGACATTTAACCAAAAGAAAAGAATTCTATCGTGAATCTAATTATCCGTTTGATGTGGTTAAAGAAACTTATAAATAACTTGACAATCAACATATTATCTGTTATAATAACTTATGAACATATTACTATTAGAAAACATATCATATAATTTAGATTCGTTACCCGAAGAGATAGATGATCTTAGATTTGCAATATTGGATAATTCAAATCCCCAAAATGTAGATTATCATTATATCCCGTTAATTTTTTTAGAATCATTTAATGCTCCTGCATTAGTAATAAAAATTGGTAAACATACAATTAAAATGCCAGTAGATTGGCAAATATTAATCGGAGAAAAAGAACATGGAGATTTAGAAACTTTACCTCTTACTAGTATAAATGATCGAGGATTTAATGTTTTTGAATTTAATCCGTTAACATCATTTAGCCCTACATTTTTACCAATTGAAGTAATTGATATATACCATGATGTAACTTGGTTTGCTCCTAGATTAAAAAATGGACAATTTTTATGTGTGCCATTAGAAGAAGGACCTAAACCTGCATGTGTATATTTTGTAAAAGAAATTAGTCGTAATTGTGAAATTGTAGACTATAATCAAGCCTTTTAATCTTTGTAGAATATGGCAACAAAAACCCCAATAGATGAAAAGTTTGAAAAACAAGATTTTAACTTGTTTGATGCATTACTAGCATTGGATAAAAAAGATTACGGCTACATTGATAAATTAAATGCAGAGCAACAAAAGAAATTTGTCCCGTATATGATGACACATTGGATGAGTGCAGTTAAAGGAACGGGTGATATTCAAGGATATTATCTACGCAGTGTTGATTATCATGCTAATGTAAACTTATTCAATGACAATGTGCAGAAACATCCTAAATTACAATGGTTAATGTTATGTGCTGCAAGTCCTGGTATAGGTAAACAATTTCACCAATGGATTCCCCATATGAGTGCAAGAGTTACTTCTTTAAAAGACCCGGCTAAATTAAAAGATGTACAAGAATATTATACTAAACTTTATCCAAAAAGCAATTCAGTAGAATTAGATTCAGTTGCAAATCAGTTTGTATTATCTCATAAACGTAAATGTTATTTGGCTAAAGTATTTCCCGATTTAAAACACACCGATATAGAAACATTAGCACAATTAGTAACCGATAACGATATTAGTCAATATGAAAAAGACCTTGGTAATTGATAACCCGATAAAATTTAGTTGTGAATTCTGTAAACGTGAATTCATTAAAGAAAGTACCGTGTTAAAACATATATGCGAGTACAAACATCGGTGGTTAGAAAAAGATACACATTCTAATAGAATAGGATTTCAAGCATGGCTTCAATTTTATAAAAAGAATTCAACTAGTAAAAAAAATAAAACAATTGAAGAATTTATTAAAAGCGCATATTACATTGGATTTGCTAAATTTGGCACTTATTGTATAAATGTTAATGTTATAAATGTAAGCAGATATGTAGATTGGTTATTAAATAGTCAAATTAAAATTGACAATTGGTGCTTAGATAGGATTTATTCAACTTTTTTATGTGAATATATTAGAAAAGAAAATGCGTTAGATGCAATTGCTAGAAGTATTGAAACAACAATTAAAGAATCAGTTGATGATAGACTTCAAAGCCATGATTATATACGTTACGGAAATGTAAATAAGATTTGCTATGCTGTTACCACTGGTAAAATATCGCCATGGATGCTATATATGAGTGAAAGTGGAACTAAATTTTTATCTGATTTAAGTGAAGACCGAGTAAAAATGATTAGTGATTATATTAATATAGAATTATGGGCTATTAAGTTTAAACGTGAGCCGGAAATTGTAACTCAAGTTAAGGAACTATTACGTGCAGGCGGGTATTAAAGTTCGTATACCCTGGCGAATAAATGACAATATTCCTAAGTGGAATGAAACTTGTGCTTGGGCTATTGAACAATTTGGGCTGCCCGGAACTAAATTTACAACACATCCTACAGAAGAATATATGGATTTTGTGTTTGTAGATGAAAAAGATGCTGTATATTTTTCATTACGATGGTCATGAGTTCACAACTTAAAGTATTTGGTACTGCTGATACTATTATTAGGCTTGCTAGGGAATTAACTATTGATGGTTTAATAAAAGACATTGATTTTAGTTTTTCATTTATACCGTATAAGTTTTTTGTTGTTGATGGGGAGATAAACTCACATGGAATTTTTATATTTACTGACAGTAAATATGTGACATATTATGGTATTAAATGGAGTTGACTAGAACAGACTATGATAATTATAATTCTTCTATAACATGGGAAGAGAATAAGCCAGGTTGGCATACGCATAGTATTACCCTAGTGGGTAACATATGGTATGTAAGATGTATAGAAATGATTAATTGGTTATATGATAATATAGATAAATGCGAACGACATACCAGATGGTATAGAGTGTATAGAGTTTCAGATGGGGAATTTAATGTTAAATTTAGATATGAGCGAGATTATATGTTTTTTGCGTTGAGGTGGTTATGATAAAGAAACGTGCTATGGTCAAAGACAAATGGGGAGATGGTGACTGGGCTATTAACGATAAAAGTCTTCAAACTGGTTATGCGGAACATCAACCAAAGTGGCCTTATTGGGTTGGACCACGGCACTACTCTGAAGCAGCCTGGTTGGATATGAATGTTTGGATGATAGACACATTTGGCAGCGGTAATTGGGGTATACCTAATGTTCGATGGGTAGGAAGTACAGGGAAGTACTGGTTCCGTGATGAATCAGATAGAACTTTTTTTATATTGAGGTGGTCATGAGTAAATTCGTACACAAAACAGAACGCTATTTTGGTAGCAAAATTAATATACATACTGTTTCTTGGAAGGGTCAAGAAGA